TGGTTATCCAAGTAGAATTCTCTAGCATAATTGCTATTGCTTTATCTGTAAAATGCAAATCATCACAATAACCACACTTTTCCATGTAATTGTCTATGTCATGATACAGATTGTAAAAGTCTTTGTTTAAGTTTCGTTTAAACCTTGGCAATAACTGTATTACTCGTTCTTTACTTTGTAGTTCACTCATCGTAATCCTCCAATGTCATTACTCTTGAACTAATTAGTGCGCCGATTGACACACCATCTGCTAACCCACGGCTAGCAAACTCTTTTGCAGCATCTTCATCCTTACAAGAGATGAGATGTATACGGTCTTTAGTAGGGTCACCTATAAGTTCCCAACTATACTGTCTAGTTTCAAAACCATCAACTATTGCCTGTAGAAATGATTGCCTTGCTCTATCCATAGCTCGCCTATTTGATTCTTCATCAAAAGGATTATATGGCACAGGATTATTAAGATTTGTCATGCTGTCTCCTTTAGAGTTTTATATATTTCTTTCATTAGCTCAGTCATTTGTATGTCTAAGCCTTTGGTACATACCTGTTCTACTGTGTGTAGACTAGGATTTCTTGTTGCTGTTTCTATAGCAGATAAATGACCTACTGCTATAAAAGACTTAGATGACACTTGTCTAAGTGTCAATTCTTTATCTTGTCGTATACGCCTTAGCGTAAAACCAACTGCTTGATTGAAGTTCATATTTACTCCCTGTAATATGCTGATATTGCTGCCCATATGAATGTTATGAAACTTAGCACTCCAAAGACTATTGCCATAGCAAATGTCTGTGAATATACCTTTACTGCCGCAAGGTTATCATCAACAATATAGTCAATATAAAATTGACCAGCTAACTGCCAAGATATTAACCCTGATATTGCTAGACTTGTGCCTAGTAATGCTTTTAGACCTGTTTTACTCATTTATTCTCACCACCTTAGAGTGCGCTACTATATTTTCATGGTTTTTGTTGTTTCCACAGCCACCATTAGGGCGCTCAATGACCCCTGTATAACACAATTCACAGACATACTCTACACAGCCACACTCTAGGTGTAATTCATGTGTAAATACCTTGTCTACTTTATCTTGACGACAATAATGCTCTAGAACTTTAGCCATTTTTCTCTCCTTTTAGTATTGAATCGTACTGACGACCAAGTTCAAGCAATCGTTCAATTTCTTTCTTTTCAGATTGAGCATCTAAGTATTGCATAATTTTCATTTCTTTAAGAAATTCAAGCGTAGCTATTGACCTAGTTGCTTTTTGAATAATACCTTGCTCTTTTTTAATGCGTTCATCAATGTCATTAGTAATTCCATCAGGAACTTTTATATCTTCATTGCTCATTGTTTCACCTACCTTTCTAATAGGCTAAATGGGGCTTGGCTAATCAATAGAATACGGTTCTCAAAGAGGCGGCTATCTTGGAATTAACCAAGCCCCTAACTTACCCTTAGAACGCCCCTAGAACAGGTAAAAGGGGGTCTAAGGGGGCTTTGCCCCCTTTATGAGTTCTCTCAGGGGGACTTTATATTAGAGAGAACTATAGGTAATAGATATAACTACGGAGATAGGCTACAGTCCTAAATCTGTTATACCATTTCACGCTTTTGGGCTATTTTAAGGTTAGCCACTATCCTGAGCGCTTGTATCTCAGTGATATCACCTTGTAGAACATATTTAGGTCTTTCCCAACCATATGTCTCACATTTACACTTAACGGCTATCTCTATATAAGAATTACCGAAACTAGCCCAGCATTCATCATCTTTACAGAAGACTTCTACCAGACCACACTCCCACTCATATAGAGTGCTTTCTTCATGAGTACACTCACTCATAACTGACTCCCTTCTCTTTGGTCATCATCAGGCTAAGTATTACTTAGCGACAGGGGCTTTCGCCCCTGTTTCGACCTTATCTAAAGTTCAAGATAGGCTCTTGAATTAGATGAGCAACTTCATCTGGCTTTGGAATCCAAATACCGTTGATGAATGTCCACTGCTTGCGCATACGGCTCTCGGCTTCTCTGCGCATTTGAAGCTCAATTTCGGCTTCCATACGAGCCACTTTGCGCTCCATCTTGGCTACCATCTTCTCAGCATATAGCAGTGCAGCTACAGCGTTTAGAGACTGGCTTTTCTCGACTTCTAAGCGAATATCTTTGCTTAGTTCGCCAATACGAACGCCAATGATGTTAGCTTTAGCCCACTCGGCTTCAGCACGCGCAATACGCTCTGCATTACGCTTTTCTCGTGCTGTGCCTTCGGCTTCAGCATAGGCCAGTGCCTTCTCAACTTCAATAGGGTCCACATCTGTGAACTCTACGCTTAGTTGAATTGCACGCATTTCCAGCTTTGTAGGCATGGAAATACCTCCTCTATTACCTAATATCAGGCTTTGTACCTGATAACAGCGCATAAACGACTTGGCTGACCTGGGTACGCTGCCGCTCAGGTCAGTTGCTATGCTCGGCAGTAGCCGAACGGCTTAGCTTTATCTTATGACTTAGATATTGCTACTACCCTGTTGTATGCCGTGGGGATTGACTAGACTAAGATTGACTTAGCTAGACTTAGAAGCTCTTCTGAAAGGGCTTCTTGGGCTGGCAATAGTGCTTCGTTGGTGACAGCACTGATGTTTTGAAGGGCCTGAAGCAATACTTCGCCCTTAGGGTTGTAAGACCACTTGCCAGTAGTCTCGTCCTTAGTGTGGGTAATAACGAACGCGATGTTGCTGTTTCGTCTTGCCCATGTCTCCCACTCATCGATTTCAGAGTCGGACTTACCCTTGCCAATAGCGTTCTGAACATACTTAGCGTATAGTTCTCGGTTAGCAGGGGTGTCCTCTACGCCTGAAATACGGCGAGTGTATGTTGCCTGTAGGTCAAGCAAGTGCTTGAGTGCTACTGCAGGGAGGGTGATTGTTACTGATGATGCGCTCTCTAGGTCCTTGATAGAACGTAGAGTGTTGACGAGTGATAATACCTCGTCCATTTCGGTCATAGATGACCCGTATTTAGTGTTCACTGGTAATACTCCTTATAGTATTGGTTATGTGAATGGATAAATACGGCATACAACAGAGTAATAGCAATACCTAATGATTAGTTAGGTATTGCCATTGGTAATAGACACCATAGATAACACCACTGCCATTGAGTCTAACCCGTAGCAGAGAGATTATCCCCGAACAAGATTAGACTACAATAGCCGTGCCAATACCTAACCTGATAACCTAATACATAAGTTAGCGTGTATTAGATTATCAGTTTCAGTATTGGCAACCTAATTTGACGCTAAGCCGATTAGGTGCTGTTATCCCCGACAAGATAACACTACATCAGGGGTTTTGATAGCAACCTGATAACCTAATACCATTTATTTACATCTGGAATAGTTAGGCCCAGGTCAGACACGCCGTTGAGGCCTTTATTTGCTAGGCAGTAGCCGAATGTTTCACGTGAAACTTAGCTATAAAACGCCCCTGCAGTGTGGCATACTTGTGTTATGAATCCAAACCAACCCGATGAGTATATTCCGTGCCCTGATTGTCCGGGCATTATGCAACTCAATAATAAGAATCGGTATAGCCATGTTGGTCCTCATGACGCGGATTGCATTTGGCGTAAATATGAGCCGGTTAACTGGGACTCTATTCACTCCTATATGCATGGGGTATGGGAGTTTGATGAGAAGGGTGAGCCAAAAGCGGTTGAACCTCCTGCTTCACCTATAAGTGCTCCTCAGTTTGAAAACAATGTGATTAAAGTCGACTTTAAGAACAGAAAACGTATAGAATAATAAAGAACAAAGGATTGATTATGCCAAGAAGACCAATGACCTCTAGACAAGTTAGAGAAGCAAAGCAGGCTCGTGTAGACAAGTACTACAATGTTGGTAAGGTTATCGGCACAGCTGCCGGTGTAGTGCCATTTGTAGCTGGAAAAGGTTCTGCTGGCTTAGACGTTAGCCCACTTGCCATTCCTGCAGGGTATGTTGGAAACAGACTAGGTGGAGAAGTCGGTACAGACCTAGCTAACCTAGTTAACCGAATCCAATTTGGAAAGCACGTCTAAACTTAAAACGCCCCCACAATTAAGGTAAATATGGCAGAACCTACTTTCCTTCCTGGCCAAAAAGCCGAATGCAGTCGATGTGGCACCGAAGTAACTCTATGGCCAAACGGTGATTGGACACACACTGCGCCAGGTAAAAAGCAGATACACGAGATTAAACACATCGAGTATGATGAAGCTAATCTAATTAAGCCCGAAGACTCTCTCGCATTTATTCAAAAGCAAGAGAAGCTTAAGCAAATGCGCACAATACCGGGGCAACCTAGGGTTAAGAAAGAAAAACCGGCTCCGCCGGCTGAAGAGCCTAAATCCCCTTCTCCTTATGGTGTCAGAACTACCGCAAACTGTAAGGTTTGTCACAAAGGCATTAAGGTTATTAATCACCCAGAAACTGGTGAGCGCGTTTGGGTCCACAATGAGGGCCCTCAGCATGCAGAAACTATCGTAGAGTCTAAATCGACTCTAAAAGCCGCTGCAAAGACCGATGAGGAGAAAGCCCTACTTAAGGGTGGAAAAGTTGGTAAACCCTCTGGAGACGCCGCTACGGGCCTAATTACGGTACCTGGTAAGCCTGGCAAGTATAAGTGGGACCCAGATAAGGGTGAAGTAACCCAAGTCGAGCCTGGTAGAGAGACTGAAGTCCTTCAAGGTGACCCAGACTACATTAGTGCTACTGGAGAACTCACCTCTAAGCGTGAAGCTGCTATATCTAAAGAAGACCGTGCTGACCGCGGTATTCGTCTAAAGGGTGAAAAGCACTTAGACGAAGAGCATCCATGGAGCGATGAAAGTTCAATTGTTCCACCAGAACAACGTCAAATACCAGTTAGAGCTAGTGATTGGAAGAAAAACCCAAATAACACTCGAGCATCGGTAGACGTAATGTTAGGTAAGGTTAGAAACTTCTGGACCGACATAGCTCACTGGCATAAAGAAAAGTTTGATACAAAAGACCAGTATGAATACCGTGTTTATGCAGAGCAACCTGAGATTGGCGAGCCTAGAGCAGGAATTGAAAGAAGACTAAAGTATTGCCCAAAGTGTTCTCCCGTAGTATTGGAAGATGGAAGCCTTCCAAATGGAACTACTGACCCATCTGCACGAAGACTCCCTAACCCTAAACAAAAATTTACTAGAGGAGAAGTCCAAGAGTTACCTCAAGGAACTAAACCTTGGGCTAGAACTCTGCCAAGTGGAAGAATCACTGTAGGACGTCAACCAAACGCAAAGAGTACTCCTGTAATCAGAGGACTAGAAACTAGACTAAAAGGGTTCTTCACAGGGCAAGGCGAAGGTAAGTAGGGGCGCCCTAAGCTAAAAATTAGCTCGCCCGTTGTAATATTATGGCTAAAGAAGAATTTCAATACTGCAGCACCTGCGGTATAGCAGAACACCCTAAATGCACTGAATGCGGAACACAGTTCTGGCATCGTGCTATGGGGGCCTATATTAATGCCGGAGCTAGAACCGGTGTTCCTAAGCACCTTTGTCCAAAGTGTGCAAAAGCCAAGGGAAAATAGGCTTGTAAATATATATAGTTTTTGTTAAAATCTATATAGGTACGCCAATTGGGTACCGTAAATAAACACTGTGCTTCGGGCAGTAGTTGAGGCACAGTTTGTCGTCTAAAGGAGACAACATGAATATATACCCAGACCCATGGGATAAAAACAAAAACCCTTATGATAAGCATAAGAATCCATATGATAATATGGAACCATGGAAGCCAAACCCACATGAAGATAAATACAAAAAGTGGGTAAAAGAAACTGCAAAACCAATTACCATCAATGACCTATTTCCGGGTCTTGACCGTTGGGGAATTGGTTGGTCACCTATTCTGGAGACCTTAAAAGAGATGTCAGCAGCTAAAGTTAGCTATCCACCATATGACATCATTGACCAAAAGAACAACACCACCCTCATCAACGTCGCTGTGGCTGGTTTTACCAAGAAACAAATCACAGTAACAGTAGAGGAACAGGTGCTCATAATTGAAGGCAAAAAAGAAGATAAAGAAGCAGAAGGAAGTGTCGTACATAACGGCATTGCTGGACGCGATTTTAAGCTCACCTTTGCACTGGCTGAGTTTTACGAGGTAGACTCCGCTAAGGTAGAGGACGGCATTTTATCCATTAAACTGGTTAAGAATGTCCCTGACGAAAAGAAACCTAAAGTTATTGAAATTAAGTAACTTTAGTATATACTAGTACCATAAATACCTGGGGACGCAGGAAACGGTCCCCAGGTTGTTAGGGCCTGAAATGGTGTCGATTGCACAGCAAAGCCGCAAGTCGGAGTGTGTAAGACCACAGTTCGATTCTGTGCAGGTCCACGATAGGAGAATAAAATGGCAAAACCAAAAGGTGCACGTAACGAAAACCGTAGAAACGGCAAGGCGTCTAAAAAGCGTCCCAAGGTGTTTGACGCAGTTAAACGTCGTTTAGTTACTAAAGGATAATCATGCCTACCTATAACTATGTATGTGAAGTATGTAAGTCTACAGCAAGCGTAACTGTATCTATTACAGAAGAGCCGTCTACCCCTAAATGCTTGGCTTGCTCTGTCGATATGTCTCGTATATTTTCAGCTCCTGGGCTATCTTTTAAAGGAAGTGGATGGGGTTCAGACAGATGATTCCAGAAACAATTAAAGTAGGTACTCAGATTTGGACTATCGTAGAGCACACTTCTAAAGAGGATGGCATGCTGTATGAAGACAATTATGGTTACACATTAGAGCGTCGCAATATGATTGTTTTAGATAAAGACGCATCCGATACTCGTAAAAAACAAGTTCTTATTCATGAAATTTTTCACGCTATCCGCTTTACTTTCTTTACTGGAAATAAAATGGCATCTAAGTTAAACTTTGAAGATACAGAGCATTACTTCATTGGAATGTACGAAGAAACTCTTTTAATGGTGCTAAAAGACAACCCAAAGCTTTTAGAGTATCTTTTATCTTAATACGTGACTCTTGGCATAAATTATGCTAGGGTAAAACACATAACTTAATATCGTGTCACTTCGACAATAAACGACCAAGTACTAACGCAAGGAAAGGTAGGTCGCTAAATGAAAAAGTACGTAATAACAGCCAGCATACTTTTAACACTTGCTGGTTGTTCTGCATCAGCCTCAATGGCATACGAGCCAAAACAGGTTGTTGTTTCAACACAAACAATTAAACAGAAAACATTTTTGCAAATGGTTAAGCCACATGCTAATACCAAGCAAATGAAAAAAGTAATTAAATATCTAAAAACTCGTGAATATAAAACAAGTTACGTGTTTTCTGGTTCAAGTCCTCGTGGATGGGACTGTTCTGGTCTAGTACGCTGGACCTATCAACGATTCGGATTAGATATCCCGCACTCCGCAGACAAACAAGCCCATATAGGCAAAAGAGTATCTGAGCCTAAACTGGGAGACATTGTCGTGTTTGCTTATACGGGGTCTACACATTTCTATCATTCCGCCATTTACATTGGAAACGGAAAAATAATTAATGCACATTATGGTGCTAAAACTACAATCATTCAACCTTTGACAGACTATAAAGGAAGTCAAATAAGGTATGTAAGATTAGTCGAAACTCTATAAGTATAGCCCCGCTGGTTTAGACTGGCGGGGCTTTTACTTTGTGTCATACTGTACTTGTATAAAGGAGCTTTAGTAATGTATGCCCATAATGTTGTAAGCAGAATACAACACACTATGAAGTTAATAAAAAACCAAGGTGTGTATGGTGACCGTAATAGGCTTGATAGCAGGCCTTATACGGATACAAATGCTGCACAATCTAGGTCGGGTAGCGTTGCAGAGTTTGGTCTTGGACCATCTAGCTCCAACTACAAGTACGAATTAGAAAAAAGTAAAGATGGAAATAATCCTGACATAGGCTATAAAGGATTTGGTAGCTAGTGATAAATAGAGATTATCCTCCGGTAAGAGCCAAAGGAATTTTTGCGGGTATGAATCCAGAATTTGGAAATGATATTCCTGGGGCTATTGCCGCAAATAGCCGAGTAACTTATCCTGGAATTTCAGCTATTGATACTTTAGGAAAAGATGCTTGGATTGGTTTTCCTGCCAGAGTGGGAACCAGACAGGCTACATCTAATCCATCTGTATTTATGCCTGGGTCTAATCTACAAGCAGCAAATATCAATTTATCTCTTGCTCAAAAAGCTGGACTGGTTGGCAATATTGCAAGTGGTGACCCTCAAGCCGTGGGTTATATGACCAGCGGTATTTAAAAAAATAATATATTCTATATAAGAATCACAATATCTAGTTTAATTCCTCTACAACTTGAAGCACCTTAATATTAGTTAGAGGTTGAAATGAAACTTTTCATGGTTATATTCAAGAGAACTATTGCTCTTGTTATTTTAAAGGTCAGCGGTGTTCTAGCTGCAGGTTCTGTTTTTGGGGCTCAGCTATGGCAGTCTGCCGCTATTGCTGCATTTGTGGGAATTATGGAAGTAGCAGAGTCTTTGGCTCGTGCTTACGTAGTTGACGGAGAACTAGACAAGGATGAAATTAACACCGCGTTTGCTAGTTCCGCAGAAGCAAGAGTATCTGAGAGTAAGAACAAAGAGTAGTGCGTAGTCTGCGTAAAATCGCAGCACTATTTGGAGTACTTTTTGTAACCTTCACTCCTCTACTATTTAGTTCACCAGCCCAGGCAGATGTTCAAGTTGGGCTAACTCAAGACGTGTATAGGTATGACCCGTCAAGCACACCCGAAAGACAGGCATATACGCTTTGCAGCACTGGTATAGTTTCAGACATTAACTGGGATGTAGGCGGAGGAGTAGTCGCTGGTTGTCAGGAAGACTTTGTTCTTATTCACTGGTATGGCTATATTACTTTGCCTGTAGATGGTGATGTAGTATTCCAATCTTATGCTGACGACGGTTTCTACATGACTATTGGTGAAAATGTAGTTATAGATAACTGGTGGCTAAAAGGCTGTTGGGGTACTCAAGGAACTGCCAAATTTGAGGCTGGCGTATCACAGAAGATAGACATTTGGTGGTACGAGTACGGTGGTGGCGCGTGTAACTATCTATATTACAACGACCCTACGACAGGTCTTACTCTTACAAATCCGAATATGTTTACTACTGAACCAGTTGTTCCTGTAATTCCCCCATCGTTAAACGCACCAATTAATATACAAACTTCCGTAGTTGAAACCAACGTTACTGTAACCTGGGATACTCCTCAGGACACTGGGACTGCTATTGAGCGTTATGCTTTGTTTTGGACGTATGATGACTTAGCGGGTTGGGCAGTAGCCGTAACTGAAAATACATTCACATTAACAGGATTGCCTGAAAACAAAGAAATTAAAATTTGGTTACGTTCAGACAATGATACTATTCCTGTTTATTCTCCTAATACAGAAATTGTATTAGTTACTACTGGCACTATCTATGTTCCACCACCACCGCCTCCTCCAGTGGACCCCCCTGTTGACCCTCCTGTGGAGCCACCGGTAGACCCAGAACCAGTTGACCCTGAGCCTGTAAAGCCAGAACCTCCAGTAATTGAACCACCAGTAGTAGAACCACCTATTGTTGAACCACCAGTAGCTACTCCAGAAGAAAAATTAGAAGAACTTACTGATATTGTTCCTTCTGAATTAACTGAGGAGCAAGTAGAGCAGCTTCAAGAAGCTGCCTACGAAGTATTAGAGACTGCTGAGGAAGGTTCTCCGGAATATGAAGAGGCCCTTGATGCACTTTTTATTGCTGCTCAAGCAGATGACATAGAAGTTCCGGAAGAGCTAGCAGCTGTTCCAGTTCTTGGAAATTTGGCAGTAGGACTTACCGATGCAGTTAACTTTGTGGGAAACGTTGGAGCAGATATGAGTCCCAAAACTCGTGAGGCCGCAGAAAAGCAAGTAATCGTGTCTGTAGTTGCTGTTGGAGCAGCAGTTCAGGCAGCCGCAGGAGCAGCTACTAGTGCAGCAGCCGCTGCTTCTAGTTCATCCCCTAGTAGAAGGAAATAGCATGAAAAAATTCTTCAATGACATCGTAGGCCAAATTTGGACCTTACTCGGTATGTTTGTTGCTTGGATTGTTCTGGAAGGCACTGCTAAAACAGTGGTAGGATGGCTAATCATTGCCTCTACCGTTGTTTGGGTAATTACTTTTCCACTGCGAAAAGACGACGAATAAGAGACAATATAAGTATAAACCTGGAAGGAAAACTATGCCTGAAGCAATCTACATTGAACCATTCCCTAAAGCCAAGCGTGGCGACGAGTTCAAAAACATGGCTCCATACCGCTCAAACCCACACCGTGGAGTTGACTGGTCAGTACCATCAAAGACCCCAATTAAAGCCATCACTGGTGGAACCGTTATGGAAACTGGTTGGACCGACGTTCTAGGAAACATTCTAGTTCAGTCAACTTACGACAAGCACTTTATTCTTTACGCACACTTGGCAGAACCTAGCCCACTAAAGCAGGGTGACAAGGTCATTGCCGGAGAAACTGTAATTGGAAGAGTAGGTGGCGGTAAGGATACCCCATCTGGAACTGCATCTACCGGAGCTCACCTGCACGTAACTTATGGTGTAGTTAAGAATCTAGTAACTGCTCCTATGGATAAGCTACGCGACCTTTGGGCACGATTTAAGTAAATGATACCTAGGAAGCCAACTCTCCCTAACAATGGGTCTAACCTAAACCGTTCTTTTAAGCGGTCTAGTCAGGCTTTTGCAAATCCTGCAAGAAATGAAGGAAGAGAGTTGGCTACCATAAGGTCTCATGTTCGTCGTGGAAAACGCCAAAATGGAGAAGGTTTTGGTGGAGGAAGAATAGTAGGGAAATAATGGACCAAATAGCGATATATTGGGCTGCAGGCATTATTACTGTTCTGACAGCACTTGGAATGATTTGGAGGCTTCTAAAGCCCGTCTGTGACCGTATACATGCAATTATGGATGGGTGGGATACCTTCATTAGAGATTGGGCTGGTGAGCCGTCTCAACCGGGAAGGTCGGCTGTTCCTGGTGTAATGGAAAGACTAAATAGAATAGATGGTGAATTAAAGAGGAATGGCGGCTCATCTATGAAAGATGCTATAACTAGAGTTGAAAAAAAACTCGAACAAATTGATGCTAGGCTCGATGAGGGAAATAAACGATTCGATGCTATTGAGGAGAAAATACGGTGATTGTTCCAAAGTTTAATAAAAGCAGACTTGGTAACGCAAACTCAATTGGTAATGCTATAAACACATTAGTAAAACCAATTGCAAAAACTGTCGATAAAAAAATTGAAATGAATAGACAGGCTAAAATAAAAGCAGCTAAAGCCAAAGAAAGAGCAATAGCTAAGCAAGATGCGGCAGCTAAAACCTATATTCAAGAGCCTATGAAGGGTAAAAAGGGTAAACCCCTAACGGCTGAGCAAAGAAAAAAGAATATTGCCATAAAAAAACAAAATGAGGCAGCAAAGACCTATACCAGCTATGGGTATGATAAAGTATCTGTAAAGGTTAAATCTGCTCCAGGAAGACCGAATTCAAAGGCTTCTCAAAAAACAGTTGTTCCTAAAGCATCTAAACTAGCAAAAGCAACTGT